CGCGGCGATGATCACGATGCTGAAGACCTGGACGACACGCGCGCCCCCCCAAGGCGCACATTTTTCCAATTCAAATGTTGGGTCGGACTGGCTGACTAAGGCCGGAGCAATGCAACGTCGACCTCATAAAACAGCGTAGGCGGCTTAGCCTAGGAAGTCAATATGGCCAGACCGAGAACGCCGAAGGCCAAGGCGAAAGTTACTGGCCAGTCTGCTGTTCGCCGCAAGAAATTTGATGAGCGCGTAGAGCCGAAAGTTGCCGGCGATGTCGGTGAGCCTTTCGTGTGGCTCAACGAGAATGCGCAGAAGGCATGGCGCGAGATTATCGCCGAGGTTCCGTGGCTTAACTCTAGCCATCGTGGGTTCTTGGCAATAGCGGCCAGCATTAGAGGACGAATGATTGCCGGTGAGGAGTGCGGCGTGCAAGCGCTTAATCTCTTGCGCCAGTGTTATGGACAAATGGGGGCTACGCCTGCTGACGCAAGTAAGGCTGGCGTAAAACCGGATGAAGAAAGCGAAGACCCAGCAAACGAGTTCTTCGGCGATTAAGCTTGACCCGAAGTATCCTAGCGGCCCGGTTGATGGGTATGCTGAGGCTGTGCTGGCAGGCGAAATTGTAGCCGGCCCTCACGTTAGGAATGCATGCCGTCGCCATCGCGACGACAGATTGAACGGACATAAGCGCGGCATCCATTGGGATGAAGCTGCCGCGGAACGCGTGTTCCGCTTCTTTGAGACGGTACTGAAGCTTAATGGCGGCCAGTTTGAGGGGCGCCCGTTTCTGCTCCACCTGTCGCAGAAATTCATTGTCGGCTCCATTTTCGGCTGGAAGCGCGTCGAATCCGATGGCGCTTTGCTGCGCCGATTTCGTCGCTGCTACATTGAGCAGGGCAAGGGCAACGGGAAGTCTCCGCTGGCCGGTGGCATTGGCCACTATGGCATGGTTGCGGATGGAGAGGCAGCAGCAGAGATTTACGCCGCGGCCGCCAACAAGGACCAGGCATTTGTTCTATTTCGCGACGCGGTCGCGATGTATGAGCAGTCGCCGAAGTTAAAGGCGACACTTACTAAATCGGGTGGCAATCCGGTTTGGAATCTGTCGTACATGAAGAAGCGCAGCTTCTTCCGCCCAATCTCTCGCGAGGGCGCACACAGCGGGCCGCGCCCATATATCGCCCTGTGCGATGAGATCCATGAGCACCCTGACGGCAAGGTGCTAGAAATGCTAGAGCGCGGCTTTAAATTCCGCCGCTCACCGCTGCTGTTCATGATTACGAACTCCGGCAGCGATCGCACCACGATCTGTTGGGATGAGCATCAATACGCCGTCAAGGTGGCTGCAGGAACGCAGACCCCAGACGACGATTTCACCTATGTAGGTGATACTTGGGATGGCAGCGACAGCACATTCAGTTATGTGTGCGCGCTAGACAAGGACGATGACCCGTTCTCTGATCCGACTTGCTGGCAGAAGGCAAACCCGCTTTTCGGCGTTACGCTTAAGCATGACTACTTGGCTGGCGTTGTTGCGCAGGCAAAGGACATTCCGTCGAAGCGCAACGGCATCTTGCGACTGCATTTCTGCGTCTGGACCGAGGCCGATACGTCATGGATACCTCGACCCTTGGTGGAAAAGGTTATGGCGGATTTCGATCCGTACGAGGATGGGGCCGGCAAGATTGATGCCGCGGGGCTAGACCTTTCCGGCGCCAAAGACTTGACCGCGGCCGCATTTATTAGGGAGACCGGCACAAAGCGCGTTACGCGCGCAGACGGCACCGAGGCTGACTTGCCTACTTACGATGCGTGGATTGAGGCGTTTACGCCTTACGATACGATGGATGAGCGGTCCAAGGTCGACCATGTGCCTTATCGACTGTGGATGGAGCAAGGGTACATCAATGCACCTCCTGGCGCTCGCGTACGGTACGACCATGTTGCTGCACTATTTGCGCGCCTCAATGCTGAGCATGGCATTGGCGTGCTGGCTTATGACCGTTACGTGTTTGATAAGTTTGAGCAGGAACTTGACGAATACGGAGTCGAGCTAAAGACTGTAGCGCATCCGCAAGGCGGCAAGAAGCGCGCCAAGCCAGATGCTGACAAGGTCGAGGAAGCAAAAGCCAACGGCGATGATCCGCCGCTTGGATTATGGATGCCTGGATCTATGTCCGCGCTCGAGACTCTTATTCTCGAGGGCCGCATAAGGCTGCGGTCTTCCCCGGTGCTAATGGGCGCGATTATGGGCACACAAGTTGAGACCGACCCGCTTATGGGCAACCAGTGGCTCAGCAAAAAGAAGTCAACGGTGCGCATCGATCCGGCTGTTGCCTTGTGCATGGCGGTCGGCGCTGCTGTTGATGGTAAGCCAATAGAAAAAGGCAAGTCTTTTTGGGAAGTCCTTGACCCGGCAGTCGACTACTCATCACCAGCGCCAATAATGGCTGAGCCGCCACCAATTTAAGCCGATTTTGCGGCGATTTTCATAGAAGCGAGAATTGCCGCATGGGCATTTGGGCTAGGCTGTTCGGCCGAGAGGCCAAGAAGGTCACGTATAGCGCAGAATTCGACTCCTGGTTTGCAAGCAAGGCGACGAAATCAGGCGCATCGGTCGATTGGGACACGGCGCTAGACGTCACAACTGTGCTTGCTTGCGTTCGCGCCGTAGCTGATGGCGTTGCTCAGGTGCCGCTGCAGATCATGAAAGAGACTGACGGCGGGCACGGAAGTGTGCCGGCGCCTGAACATCCTCTTTATCCGGTGCTTTTTCGTAAGCCAAACGACTGGCAGACCAGTTTCGGCATGCGTGAGACTATGATTTTCCATCTCATGCTAACCGGAAATGCCTTTTTTCTTAAGGTTATGGTCCGCGGCAAGGTCAAGGGGCTTCTACCCCTTGAGCCTGGCAATGTTTCCATAATCAGGAACGATGACTATTCGCTTACATACCACGTCACGACTGTAAACGGTCAGTCAATGACTGTGCCGCAGGAGTTGGTGTGGCACGTGCGCGGCCCGTCGTGGAATACGTGGCTCGGAATGGACGCCACGCGGCGCGCTCGAGAGGCAATCGGCCTCGCGATGGCCACTGAAGCGACCCAGGGCGAGCTTCATGCCAACGGCATGCAAATGTCCGGCGTGCTTTCGAGCGACCAGAAGATCGATCCTGAAAAATACAAGCAGCTTCAGGCGTGGATTGCCGCCCAAGTAGGTGGTGCAAACAAGCACAAGCCGCTCGTCATCGATTCCGGCCTGGAGTGGTCTCCAAGGTCGATGACCGGCGTTGATGCGCAGCATCTTGAGACCAGAAAGCACCAGATTGTTGAAATCTGTAGCGCCTTCAAGGTCTTTCCGCAGATGGTTGGCTTCTCCGACAAGACGTCGACCTTTGCCAGCGCTGAGGCATTCTTTGATGCTCATATAAAGCATACGCTTTTGCCATGGTGGGAGCGCATCGAGGCGTCGATCAACTGCGATTTGCTTGGCGACGATTTCGACAACGGTTACTGCGCTAAATTCGACTCGTGGGCACTTGAGCGCGGCGCGACCAAGGACCGCTCAGAGTACTTCACCAAGGCTCTCGGATCCGGTGGCTCGCCGGCATGGATGACGCAAGACGAAGTGCGCGCCAAGGAGGGTCTAAACCCGATGGGCGGCGACGCTTCACAGCTTCCGAAGCCAACAAATGTGGCGCCCGCAGGCGGCGACAATGGCGGCAAGCCGCCGAAGGGCAACAATCAATGACGATTGAACGCATGTCCGTATCGCTAGGCGAGGTAAAACTTGCTGGCGCAGACGGCGATATGACTTTTTCCGGCTACGGCGCGGTTTTTGGAAACGTCGACTCCTATGGCGATGTGATCGCCAAGGGCGCATTCAAGAAAACGCTTGCGGACGCCAAAAAGAGCGGCATTTGGCCGGCTATGCTGTCGCAGCACGGCGGCATGTTCGGCGAGGACTGCACGCCTATCGGCGTCTGGACCGAGATGCGAGAGGACGATGTTGGCCTTTACGTTGAGGGCAAGCTTGCCAACACGGAAAAGGGCAAAGAGGCTTATGAGCTCCTGAAGATGACGCCGCGACCAGCCTATAGCGGCTTGTCGATCGGCTTTCGGGCGGTTGATTGGGCCATGCAGACGAAGCCTGAAGAGCCTCGCCGCACGCTCAACGCTGTCGACCTTCTGGAGGTTAGCCTGGTGACGTTCCCGGCTAACACAAAGGCTCGCATAACCAGCGTCAAGAACGAATTCAATCCGCGAATTGTCGAAGACGGCCTGCGAGAAGCAGGCTTGTCGCGGTCGGATAGCGTGAAAGCTGTCGCGGTCTTCAAAAGCATGCTGCTTCGCGACGAAGCAGAGCCGGGAACTGCTCCTCGTGACGAGGATGGGTCGGCAGAACTGCGCTCGCTTGCCGAACGCATTCGGGCGCTCGCCGCATAACGCGGCAGCCTGTCAACAATCCAAATTCACAAGGAAATATCATGTCTGAGAAGACTGCCATTGAGCAGGTCATGACGGCTTTTGAGGAATTCAAGGCCACCAATGATGCCGCGCTCGCCGAAATCAAGAAGAAGGGTGTTGCTGACCCGGTCGTGACCGAGAAGCTCAGCAAGATCGAAACCGAACTGCAGAAGTTCGAAGACGCCAATCAGAAGGCGACCGCCGCTCTGCTGGAGGCCAAGAAGGCCGCCGACGAAGAGAAGAAGCACGTTGACGAGATCGAAGAGAAGCTCGCCAAGCTTGAGCTCCGCGGCGGTTCGCCGGCCGACAAGGCTTCCGAGATGAAGAAGCGCCACGAGTCGTGGGCGCGCGGCGTTGTTTCCGCCAACATCAACGGCGTTGCCAATCTGACCGCTGATCAGCAGAAGCTGTTCAAGGAAGTCGAGGCCGAATATAAGGCCATGTCGGTCGGCAACGACACGACTGGTGGTTATCTGGCCCCGATGGAGTACGTTCGCGAGATCATCAAGAGCGTCACGGAAATCAGCCCGGTTCGTTCGCTCGTTCGCGTTCGTTCCACCGCTTCCAAGGCCATCCTGATCCCGAAGCGTACCGGCCAGTTTGCCGCTCAGTGGGTTGCCGAGCAGGGCACTCGCGCCGAGACGGACGGCCTGCGTTACGGCATGTGGGAAATCCCGACCCACGAGATGTATGCCCTGATCGATATCAGCGAGCAGAACCTCGAGGACTCGGCGTTCAGCATGGAGGCCGAGATTAGCGGCGAAGCCACCGAGCAGTTCGCTGTTGCCGAAGGCGCCGCAGTTGTTTCGGGCAACGGCATCGGCAAGCCGGAAGGCTGGATGACCGCTGCCGGCGTTGCGGAGACCGTTTCGGGTACCGCTGCGACGATCGCTGACTCGGACGGCCAGGCCAACGGTCTGCTTTCGCTGAAGTACGGCATCAAGACGGCTTACACCCGCAATGCTTCGTGGGCGCTGAACCGCAGCACGCTCGCTTCGGTGCGCAAGCTGAAGGACGCGCAGAAGAACTACATCTGGATGCCTGGCATTGCGCTCGGCCGCCCGAACACCATTGATGGCGACCCCTATGTCGAGGTGCCGGATATGCCGTCCGAGGGCGCGAACGCCTATCCGGTCGCTTACGGCGACTTCGCCAAGGCGTACACGCTGGTTGACCGCGTTCAGATGTCGATGCTGCGCGACCCGTACACGCAGGCGACTGCGGGTAACATCCGCTTCATCTTCCGCAAGCGTCTTGGCGGCCAGGTCACTCTGGCGGAAGCCATCCGCAAGCTGAAGTGCTCGGTCTAATCTTGGCCATTGGCGGGCGGTCCTTAGTGGCCGCCCAACCCCATTCTGAAAAGGAGTAAGCCATATGGCTTCGAAAGACCTTCACAATAACATTGCGCCCAAGCGCGGCATTTCGCCGGTCGCAGCGGCGCAGACCGATAACACCGCGATCGTTTCGCAGATTGTCGACACGTCCGGTTACTCTTCGGTCGAATTCTTGATCCTGACCGGTTCGCTGGCTGATGCCGACGCGACTTTCACCGTCCTGGTTGAGGATGGCGACGCGTCAAATCTGTCGGACGCCTCTGCGGTTGCCGACACCTTCCTGCTTGGCACGGAAGTGCTTGCCGGCTTCACCTTCGCCGACGACGACAAGGTGTTCAAGATCGGCTATATCGGCCCGAAGCGCTATGTGCGCGTGACCATTACCCCCGCCAACAACACCGGCAACGCCTGCGTCGCGGGCGTCTGGCTGCTTGGCAACGCGCGCAGTAAGCCTTCGGCTAACCCGCCCGCGTAATGGCGTATAAAGTTGTGAGGCCGTTCGCATATTATGCGGACGGCATTCACGCCGTCGAGCTGATTATCGGCGACGAGCGTGAGGATTTTGGCTCGTCAACCGATGGCCTTCTCTTCGAAAAGTACATTGAGGAAGCGGCCCCGCTGAATCCTATCGATGATGTCGATGAGGCAGTCGCAGTCGAGCCAGAGGTTGGGGCAATGTTTGTGGCCCCTGAAAACCGCGTTGATAATCGCAGACGTAGGAAATAGGCGAAATGGCGCTGAAGTTGATAACTGACGCTTCGGCGCCACTCGTTACAGCGGCAGAGATTAAAAGCCAGGTCCGCGCCGTCGACTTCGATGACGATGATGCCTATCTTGAGTCGCTAATTGCCGTCGCCGCCAGTCACGTTGACGGACCTGATCCGGCCTGGCTTGGGCGAAGCATAGCGGAGCGCAAGTGGCAATTGATTTTAGACGGCTTTCCGTCAGATAAGTGCGGCAAGATAGCGCTTCCGCTTCCGCCGCTCCGGTCTGTTGATGCCATTGAGTATGTCGACATCAACGGAACGACGCAGACGATATCTGATTTTAGGGAGTTTGGCATAGATTCCGTCAACTCTGCCGGTTTCGTGCTGCCGGCATTCGGGTCGACCTGGCCGAACACAAGGCTTGAGCCAGAATCCGTAAAAATCACGTTTACAGCCGGATACGAGACAACTCCTCCAGTCGTTAAGCACGCAATCATGCTGCTTGTGGCGCAATGGTATGAGCATCGTGAGAACGCGGCTGAAATCAGCCTGTCGGAGATGCCAAAAGGCGTCGACGCGCTGCTTATGCCACTAAGATTTTGGCCTAGTTAAAACAAACAGGAGGCCGCATTGACGGCACTTACCATCACCGCGGCCAGTGTCCTGGCCGGCGCGAACTCTACGCGCGACAACGGCACCGCTGGTGCCTCTGTGACGGCCGGCCAGGTCGTCTATAAGGCGGCGGACAACACCTACAAGCTTGCCGACACCAACGACGCCTCGGCGATCGTGCGCAAGCCGAAAGGTATTGCACTGCATGCCGCCGCTTCCGGCCAGCCGCTTGCCGTTCTGACTAGCGGCGCCATCACGATTGGCGCGACCGTTACGCCTGGCGTCGCCTATTACCTCGGCGGCACGCCGGGTGCCATTGTGCCCGTTGGCGACCTGACGACCGGCGACCATCCTGCGTTTATCGGCATGGCCACCAGCGCCACCAGCATCAATGTCGATATTCAGGCGCCCGACGCCGCGCTGTAATGTGGGTGCGGTTTAGCCAGCCTTGGGATTATCGCCAGCCGGGATTTACCATTGCGTACCCGGTTGGCGATTTCAACGTGACGCGAGATTGCGCCGACAAGGCGACTGCTGCGGGCGTAGCTATTCGGCTGCGCAAGGCCAGCAAGGACGCGACTCCGATAGAAGTGGATCCGCAAGAATGGCCAAGCGAAGCGGCGCAGGCTCCCTAAACTGCAAAGTGACGTTTCAGCGGCGCGCGGTGGTGCAGGACGAGTACGGCAACGACGTCACTGGCGACTTTGTCGACGTGTTCACCATCTCTGCTCGGCTCGCGCCAATCGCGCCACGCTTGACCTCAGAGACCGTCACAGCGGCGCGCCTCGCATCTCTGCAGCCTTATAATCTCACGGTGCGCGGATGCGCGGACACGCGCGCCGTGCGCGCTGACTGGCGCTTCTATGATGCTCGAAAGGGCATCGTAGACGGCAAGCCTGCGCGACTCTGGAACATCAAGACGATCATCAACCCGGATGAGCAGGGCGCCTATCTTGAGATGCTATGTGTCGAAGGCGAGGCGTCGTAGTGGCATTCCAAACCAAGATTATCGGCCGCGAAGCATTGCAGCGACGACTTGACGAGTTGGTGCCAGAGGCTACCGCGGCAGCAGCGCAGGCGAAGCTTGAGGTTGCTCGAGAGGCGGCCAGCCGCATTGCATCAAGGGCACCGACTGGCGCGACCGGAGCGTTGAAAGACAGTATCATCGGTGCGCGGCAGGCCGATATGCCTGGCGCAAAGGCGATTGGCGGCAATCCGTCCAAGGATCCGGATGCAACCGGTGTCTACGCTGACTTCACATGGAAATTTGTCGAGCATGGAACGGCTCCCCACAAGATAACGGGGCGCAACGGAAACAACCTTGTGTTTACGGCTAAGGACGGCACGCGCGTCTCCACGCCATCCGTCGACCATCCCGGCTCCCGCGCGCAGCCATTCGTTTTCTACACTTGGAAGGCCATGCGCAAGGCTGCCAAGGCCAAAATTAGCCGCGCCATAAGCAAAGCAGTCAAGGCTGCTAGCAGCAAGTAAGGAAATGCCATGTCCGCTCCGGCACACGAGCTCGTCGGCGTAGCGACGGCAAGACTGCGCAACTACACTGCGCTGACAAGCCTGGTTCCGGCCAGCAAGATTTTCTATCGGCCGCCAGCGTCATTCTCGCCGCCTTATGTGACTGTCGATGACGCCACTACAAGGCGAGCCGACATGCAATGCGTTAGCGGCACGATTGTCGATCTGGCAATCCACGTCTGGACCGACGAAAGCAATCCGCTTCCGAATACCGGGGGCGCGCTGCAGGACGCCAGGGCAATCGCTTATGAGATTGCCAACGCACTGCATGACTACCCACTAGCACTGCCAAGCAAGCGGCTAGTGACGCTGGAGCACCGCGGCGAGCGGGTGTTCTATGACCAAGACGGCGTGACTGGCCATGCGGTCATCGACTTCGAAGCGGTAATCGAATCCTAGACCGCGACCAAACCACAATCCCCTCTATAGGAGCCTAAAATGGCAGTTACTCCCGGCCAGCAGACTGGCCGTCTTTTGCTTATCCAAATCGGTGACGGCGGCAGCCCTGAGACCTTCACCAACCTCTGCGGCCTGCAGACGCGCTCTTTCAATATGTCGGCCAACGACGTCGACACCACCATCCCCGACTGCGACAATCCCGGCAACACGCCGCAAAAGACTGGCGTTCCCGGCATCAAGAACCGCACCTTTACCGGGTCGGGCAAGTTCGTTGCTGGCGACGCTCAGAACACCTTTATGGGCTACGTCACTGCCGCTACGGCGTTCAACGCGAAGGTCATCGTCCCCGGTCTCGGAACCTTTACCGGATCCTGGTATGTGACCTCGTTTGAACTGACTGGCGAGCAGGAAGGCACCATGGGCTTTAACGGCACCTTCAATGCTGCCGGCGCCCTTTCGTTTGTTGCGGAGTAAGTGAATGGCATTAGAGGTTAACGGCGCGAGAGGGGAAGTCGCACTTAACGTGGGCGGCGTTGACCTCGTAATTGCTGCCACTATGCAGGGCCTTGCCGCGGTCTCCACGCGGCTGGAATGCAAGTCGCTTGGGGACCTGTTTGTGCGCCTGTCTGGCGTTGAGGTGGCGGCAACCAATGCCGCCATCGAACTGCTGACCGTGCGCGGTGACGCGGCGGCTGCCGCTGCCAAGCTTAAGCTCAAGCACTTCAAGGCATGCGCCGACGCCTTTGCGCTGGCGCTTTCTCATCATTTCAAGGATGACGAGGGAAACGGCGACGCCGCTCCGGTGGCGGCGGGATAGAAAGGCCGTGGCCTTGGCGGGATTGGATGAAGGGCGCGTTTGGCGCCCTTCATTGGACTCCCGAGGTTTTCTGGCGGTCGACGCTCACCGAGTACATGATGGCGATCGACGGCTTTAACGAGTTGAACGGCGGCGAGAACAAAGATGCCGGGCCGAGCGACGAGGATATGGCTGCGCTGCTGGAGCGGTACGGTTAGTTGATGATTGCAGCAGCATCCGCTGCAAACTGCCGATCCAATGATGCGCATCTTTCTACATATTGAGCCGTACCGGCAGCGCTAAATGGCGCGCCACGAGGTTCGATTCCAAGTTTAAAAAGACGCAAGTCGTTTAGTCTATTTTCGCAAGCGGCTGCGTCGTAATGAATTGCCGGAGGTTCATTGGCCCCGGCGTAGATAGCGCCTACCGCAATCGCAGTTAGGCATATAGCACCAATCTGCCACTTCATTTTATTCCCCTTTCAGTAAGAAGGTTCAATATGGCCGATAGAACCGACGACCTTCTTATCTCGGTAAGCACCGACCTTACTACCATCAAAAGACAGCTTAAGCAACTCGGTCAGGACATAGGTCAGACCACCTCTGGGATCCAGAAGCAGTTTGACGGACTTGGCAAGGGTATCGATCAGTCGTTGACGCCTATTCAGAAGCGCATCAATGACATGATGGGCATCGCAAGCACTGGTGCTAAGCCGCTAAAGGAGTGGAAGGGTGCGCTTGCCGACGCCGCAAATGGACTAGATAAGACAAGCCACGCAGCGTCCGGAACAAGCGCCTCCATGCAGGCGATGCTGCATTCTGTGCGTTCGGTGGGCGAGCAGCTTGCTCTTGGCATATCGCCAACTCAAGCGCTAACCGGTCAGCTTTCGCACTTAAGTTTTGTCGCCTCGCAGCCAGGCGGTATCACCGCGGCGTTCGGAGAGATAAAAACCAAGGCGCTAGCCATGATTGCGGCCTTTCCCGAGGTTGCAATTGCCGTTGGTGTTGCCGCAGCTGCGTTCATTGCTTACGAGACTCTCGGTGGCAATAACATAAAGTCACTTGACGAGATACTCAAGACGCACGAAGCCAACATCAAGAGGCTCGGTGACGCCTACGACGAGGTTGCCGGAAAGCAGCATAAATACGCCTCCGATACGGCAAACACCGTAAATGCCCTCAATGAAAAATCTGTAAAAGACATAAAGGCCGCGCTGGGCGCCCAACTTAAGGGTGTGCTTGATGACCTTTATAAGACGATCGGTGCAGGCGGCGGCAATCAGGGACCGCTTTCAAAATCCCTAATTTCTACATTTGAGCCATTTAGGACTGCAATTGAGAAGCTTGCCGAAGGGGCGAGGAACGGAACTCCTGATGTTAAGGCGTTTCGTGACGAGGTGACAAACCTCGCAAAAGCAGACCCCAAAAATCTTGACGGCACTCGAGATGTTCTTCTTGGATTGACTGCTGCGGCAGCAGACACGGCTGCGTCGCTTCCTGTTGTGACTCAGGCGGTGTCCGGAGTTGTCGATACTGTCGCACAGTTTCAGCAGATGGTTGACGGCATTTCGTCAAAGCCACTTCAAAAAGAATTGGAAGACCTTTTCGCCAAGGCAAAAGATGGCACGGAAAGTCTTGATGAAATCAACCAAGCTCTAGCCAGACTTGAGCAGGCAAATCCTGACTTCTCGTCAATAATCGCATCGATCGGAAAGATTATTATCGCTGCCAGAAACGCCAGCGATGCGGTTAATTCTGTTTATGCTAACAGTGGCGGATCTCCAAATGGAAGGCACGAAAGCCCGCAACGAGTTCCGGACGGCGTAGAAATACCAATACCGTCCTTCCCGAATAAGGAAGACCTTGGCGCATCTAGCGATAAGGCGGCTGCAGCATATGCGCGGAAACATAGATTCCATGCACCGAAAATCACCGCCGATGACCAGTTCTCAAACGACCTGCAGGCCATCAAGGACCGCACTGCGGCCCTGAATGAAGAAATGGCGGCGCTTGGGCTTTCCTACGAGGAGCAAACCAAGCGCAAGACGGCTCTCGACCTCGAGCAGCAGGCGTTGAAGCAAGTCCGCGAGGAAGCCCGAAAGAAGGGCGACGCGGACTGGCAGAATGCGCAGTTGTCGCCGCAGCAGATCGCGCAGATTGACGCAGTGTCAGAAGCGTACGCGCGGCAAGCCGATGCGCTCAAGAAGGCGCAGGAGATGCAGCAGCTTCAGCAAGACTTGCTGAAGGGTGCATTTGACGACCTGCGCTCAGCGCTAGACGACGGCAAGCTTGACTGGCAGGACTTCCAGAAGATCGCGCTCAATGCGCTCGATAAGATCATCGACAAAATAGAGAACGATCTTATCGACAGCATCATGCAGGCCAACTCGGCGAGTGGCGGCGGTGGTCTTGGCAGCATTCTTAGCTTCCTGACTGGAAGCGGCTCTTCGGGTGCCTTTCCCGCCGCGCCTAGCGGTGGCGGCACTTGGGGCGGTGTCGGCTTATGGGACACGGGCGGCTATACCGGTCCTGGCGGCAAGAAGGACGTCGCTGGCCTGGTGCACAAGGGCGAGGTGGTTTTCAGCCAGGACGATATCGCGCGCAACGGCGGCGTGGCTGCCGTCGAGGCACTGCGCCGCGGCAGGGCTATTAGCGCGCCGCAGATGCCGTCGATTAATGCTCCTGCGCGTGGTGGTGATACGAGTGTGACCTTCGCGCCGGTTATATCGGTACAGGGCGGCGGCAACGACGCGGGCGAGCAGGTGACTGCCGCGCTCAAGAAGTTCGATCGCGAGTTTACGCCGAAGGTCGTCAAAGCGATCAAGGAAGCTAAGACTAGGGGGATGGTGTAGTGGCTATAAACCTTCCAGCCGTCCCCTTTCAGGCGTCCTATCCGCAACTGGTGGAGTCGGTCTCGGTATCGCGTAGCGGCACGCGCGCGATGTCGTTCGTTGAGTATGCCGACGCATACTGGTCAATCCAGATGAAGACGGTTCCGCTCAGCGCGGCGCAGCGGTTGCTTGTTGAGGCATTTCGTGACGCTGCCCGCGGCGGTCTAACAACCGTCGCCTATACGCCGCAACATATGTGCGTGCCCAAAGCCTATTGGGGCGACGCGAGCAACGCGGCGCTCGCCAATGCCGGCAATCTCGTCTCGATCACCGGCAACTCGCTGGTGATTAACAGCGTCGACAACGGCTTGACGCTTGGACCTGGCGACCTGATTTCGGCGACGACTGGCGGCTATAATGCGCTGTTTCGCGTGCAGACGGGTGGCGTTGCGGCAAGCAACAGCATCACCATCACGGTCGAGCCGACTGTGCCTGCATACATCACCGCGGGCGCCGTCATCGCGTTTAAGAATCCGGTCGCCAACATGCGTGTGCTTCCGGGGTCATTCTCGATCGATGACGGGCTGTTTCCGACTGCGTCTTTCACGCTTGTGGAGATACCTAAGTGAGTTTCCCAACGCGCCTGCAAGAGGTGCTTGATGAGGGGCGGGCAATTATCCGCTCCGGCATCAAGATCGTCTGCACGACGGGCACCTATGGCTTCTGGAACGGCAAAGGCGATATCGTTGTTGATGGCCTGACATATTGGCCGAACGCGCTGATTACCGTGTCGGAGCCTGTTTATGGTCTAGGCACGGCGGCGTCGACCTTTACGGCGGAGCTCGTCGCGCAGCGCGACTCCGGCCTGACGCCTGACAAACTCTTGCTGATTGAAAGCGAGGGCTACAAGGACGCGCCGGTCACGGTCTATGACTTCTACTTTGACCCAGACGACCGCTCGTTCCTGCATGCCGAGCCGGGCGCTTACGGCTACATCGATACGGTCGACCATTCGCGCGACGGTGGCGAGTCGAAGTTGATTGCCAACGTGCGCTCAGGAGCGATCGCAAACCACCGCGACGGCTACCGCACGGCAAGCTACGAGGATCAGCAGTTGGTGTCTGCCGACGACAAGTTTTTCCAGTACGCCAGCAAGGTGAAGCATGAGAGCTTCGACATCACGTTCGACTAGCGGCTCAGCCAAGCAACCAAGGACAATGCATGCTTACCCTGAACCGGTTGCCCGATTGGGACCGGCGCCTTGCGCGCGTGGTCAATGAGCACAGAAAGACGCCAGGCGAGTGGGGAGTTTCCGACTGCCTGCTTACCGTGATGGATGCAGTTGTTGCCGTTACCGGCTTCGACCCCGCGGAGGATATCCGTGGCGGCAAGTACAGCACGCCGGCAGGCGCTACGAAGATCCTGCTGAAGCGCGGACTGGCTGACGTCGAGGCGGCTCTTGCAAGCCTGTTCCCGCCCATTGCGCCGCTTATGGCGCAGCGCGGCGACGTTGGCGTCGTGGAGCGCGAGGGCGTGCTTTCGTGCGGCTTTGTCTGTGACCGAGGCTTTGCTGTGAAGGATGAGCGCGGCCTGTCGTTCGTGCCCCAAACCGAGATCAAGGCGGCCTTTAAGGTCGGCTAGCAGTGATTGGATAGCATATGGGATTTCTAGTCCCGATCTTCACGTCCGTGCTTGGCGCGGTCGGGTTGGGCGGCGTTGCGTCGTGGCTCGGCGGGTCGACCATTCTTGCCGGCCTTGCGCGCTTTGGCCTTGGCCTTGCGGCAAAGTATCTTATCGGCAGTCTTATTCCGCAGCCGAAGCAGCAGGCACAAACCTCGCAGCTTGAAACGGCTTACGGCGAGGACCTGGCGCGCTCCGTTATCATGGGCAAGGTGGGGACGGCTGGCCATCTGGTCTACCGAAACGCCTACAGCTCCGGCAACCGCAAGATTCAAGACGTCTACATCCTTTCCAATTTCCGCATCAATGGCGTGACGCGCGTTCGCTACAAGGGCGAATGGCACAACCTTGACCCCGTTGAAGACCCAACCATGGGGCGCAGAATCCTAGACATCGACTCCAAGATTTGGGTCAAGGTCTATATCGGCACCATGACGCAGACCGCGGACGCCGGTCTAATCGCGCAGGCAAACCCGTCTGGGCGCTGGACGACCGACCACCGCGGCGCCGGCATCGCTTACGCGGTGGTGTCTCAGGTTCTTGATCGAGAGCACTTGCAGCAGCCGTGGGAAGCCTTCTTTGAGGTTGAGGGCGCTCCGCTCTACGACTGGCGCAAGGATAGCTCCATCGGCGGGTCAGGCAGCCATCGCTGGAACGACCAGTCTACGTGGGAGTTCAGCGAAAATCCGATCCTGATGGCCTACGCGCTCGAGCGTGGCATATTCAACGGCACCGAAATGATGGTTGGCAAGGGAGTCACTGCGTCCCGCCTGCCCATTGCCGAATGGACCGTTGCCGCCAACATATGCGACGAGCTCGTTGGCGACCCGCTCGCCAAGCGCTACACGGCCGGCCTTATACCTGCTGCCGGTTCTGGCGTTACGCACGACCAGAACATGCAGCCTTTGCTTGAGGCATGCGCCTCGACGTGGGTTGAGGATGCTAGCGGAGAATATCCGATCGTCGGCGCAGCGCAGTCTATCGCGTTCACATTTACCGACGATGACATCATGGTCGATGAGTCTTTCAGGTTCTCGGTCAAGCGCACCAAGTCGGAACTGATCAACACGCTATCCGGCACGTATTTCGAGCCGACCAACTTCTATGAGCAGACGCCGTTCGCCGTACGCGTGGATGCCGTTGCACTTGCCGAGGACGGTGAGCGACTTGCGGTCTCGATACCGCTTGATGCAGTCAATAGGTCGGTGGTTGCCGACCGCCTGGCTGACATACAGTTCAAGGCAAGCCGCTACCAGGCCAACGGCGAGATTTGCATTCATCCGCGGTTCCTCGCTGACGCGCAGGTTGGCCGATGGGTGGAGTGGGATTCTGCGTCATTCGGCACGCGCACGTTCCAGATTACGGAAAAGCGACTTGGTCCATTTGGCGACAAGGCCACGCGCAACATCTACCTGACGCTTCAGGAGGTTAGCGAGAGCATATTTGACAGCACGGCCTACGTTACCGTTCCGGTCGAGGCCGACACGCCAGGAACTCCGGACTATGCGGCGGCGGCCGCAAACTTCAGGGCTATTCCGGTTCTGCTGCAGGCGCCAAATACGACGACGCAGAAGTCGGCAATACGCTTTTCGTGGGATGCGTTCGATGACGTGACGGTTACCGCTGTCGACGTCGAGTATCGGCCGCATGCCGTTGCCGTGACTGTATCGATTGCGGATCCTGCCGTCATCACATGGCCTTCACACAGCCTGTCGGCCGGCGACATCTTCTATCTCGACACGAGCGGCAATCTGCCTACTGGCTTGACGGCCAATAGCCCGCTTTACGTCAAGACGGTGCTCAACTCAGCGCAGTTCACTGCGTCGTTGACGCCTGGCGGCGTCGAAATAGCGACGAGCGGTACGCAGGACGGCGTGCACAACGGTTATGTGGACAGCATCGTGAAGCGCGCAGAGATGCCGATTCAGGTGCTTACCGTCTCGGAAGGTGTGCTGCCTAACAAGCAGTTCCTCTATCGGCATCGCATCATCACTTCGCCGCCGCGGACGACATTCTTTACGAACTGGACGGCGATCAACACGCTTGCCGAAAATTCAGACGTGTCGGTCGGCCTGGCACAACAGCAGCAGGATGTTATTCAATTCCTGACGAGCGTGTCGGCTAGCCTGCAGGAGATCCGCGATAAGGTCGCTCAAGTGGCGGCGTCTGCGGTCGACGCAGCAGGCCGTCAGGTGCAGGATAACGCAGTGGCGGTGCGCACCAATCGCGCTAACGCTGCCGCGCTGACTTCGCTTGAGGCAAGCATTACGGAGGTAGACGGTAACGTCACTGCGCTTGCTAGCGCGGTTACAGCCGTTCAGGCGTCCGTCGACAATGTGTCGGCCAGCGGTCTGTTCCAGCTTCGCGCAGAGGCCGGAACGGGCGATGTGGTGTCGCGCATGGTTGCCGAGGTTCGCGCCACGGTGAGCGATGCGTGGGTGTCTGCCGGTTGGGTGATTGAGGCTGGATTCTTGGGCGGCAATCCTGCCGCGCCTTTCTCAAACTTCGTCATCACCACGGACAAGTTTACGATCACGGACGGCACGAACACAGGCACACCGCTTACGTTCGAAGGCGGCGAAATGAAGTTGCTTGTCGCTAACATCGGCACCGTGATTGCTGGCTTGCTGAAGTCGCCAGACAACCTTTTCCAGATCACGTTGTCGGACGGCAAAATCGAGTGGTTTGATCCGTAAGGACGACAGAACTTGGAGCCACAATGGTCGGAATGAACAAGGGCTACCTGAAGACGAGCGGGGGCGCCAAGCGCCTCCGCTTTGTCAAGGACGGCTATGACGCCACAGACGAGAGCGTGCCGCCCAACAAGGTTATTTTTGACAGCAACAATATCGCGACGGTGGCGATCCTTGAAACAGGTTCCTACACCTGGTCGAACTTCACCAACTCCGGACTTACTAAGGTCAGCACATGGGATTACGGATTTGTGCCTCTGTGCATAATCCATTGGCAGTACAATGAGGTTTGGCGCCGGCCCGCGCTTACCACCACTGAGAGCAGTTATCCGCGTTTTGTGAAGTCGGCGCTAGACGGCCTGTACACGCAATTCTCGCCAATCGATTCGCTCTTTGGTGGATACATAGTGATGCATTGGACGGCTTTGGCAATTGACGCGCGGGATGGAGCATGACAACCAAACGGGGCATCATCCAATTCGCAACCGGCGTCGAGAAAATACGCATTTCTAAGCCTGGCGTAGATGTTGATGCAGCCACAACGCTCGACTTCCTGTTGCACGAAAGCGCGCTCTATTCGCAGCCATATTACTCGGCATTCGTTACCTGTCCTTTTGCTGGCTACACGGGCACCAGCATACAGGACCAGACAGTCCACGTTACCGTTCCTGATGTGACAAGCACTCCTGTCATCATACTTGAGGTTGTCGATTCAGACAGTCTTATTTCGTTCCCGGCGCAAAAGGGCCTCGGCTCAGGAAGCAGTGGCAGCGGATTCAGCATCAATAATTTCACGGTGAGTCATCAGATTATCAGTTCCACGCAGGTAGACGTTCGCTTCTATAAACCCGGCAACAGCAAGAAATCTCCGCAGGGCGCCTACCTGATCCTTATGAGAAGTCCTGACCTGACATGACGAGAGTTCGCATTGACGAAACAGGCATCGCGATTGCCAAAGCCGGTTACGACGTCGACACCGCACCGCTCAACAAAATGAACTTCTCGCCGGCTTTTGTGGCGATGCAGTTGGTGCTTAAGGGCATTGTCACAGTAGCCAATTACACCGGCTATATGGACACCTACTATAAGCGGGCGACGGTAACGTTTCCGTCTGCATTCGCGAAGCCTCCCATTGTTATGGCTGCAGGGCAGTTTGCAGATGGCGGTGTCGACATAACGAATATTGTCGGCACGTTTGCGTCAGACAGTAGCGGCATAGCTGCGAACGAGCCGGTTTACCAGATCATAACATCGACAACCGGCTTCGAACTGTACGTCAACAAGTCGAGCTACTTTCAGAATCCGGCCCGACCCGCTGACTGGCGATATTGGGTCTTCCGCAACACGGTTGAGGACTAGCGCCCCGCGATACGCCACGCTTAGCGCACCTTCCAAGGATACCAAATGACCATCTATAACACCGGCACGGTTTCCGTGACGAATGGCAATGCTGTGGTTACGGGCAGCGGCACCGCTTGGGCTGTGTCGCTCGTTACGGGCGGCATGTTCTCGAGCGCTGGCGTGTCCGTGCCTATCCTGTCGGTCGACAGCGACACCTCGCTTACGCTGGCTTATGCCTGGCCGGGCACGACTGCAGCCGGCGCCGTCTATGCGATCGCGCGCGAGAACAGCGAGGCGGCGGATATTGTCGACCTGAACGACAAGCTTAGCCGCGTACTCGTGAACCTGTCGCTCGCCGGCATTACGCCAGATGCATCGGGAACCATTGCTGAGCGCGACGCGCTTACGCTTGCCGTTGGCGACAAGGGCTTTCTGTTCTTGCACGCCGAGATAGGCGTGGCGTTCGCCTTCTACCGATGGAACGGCACCGCTTGGGATGGGCCTTTTGCGGTTGCTAATGCTGTTGCTACGGGAGGCGTTAGCAGCATCGTAGCCGGCAGCAATGTCACCATCGACAACACCAACCCGGCTATTCCTGTTATCAGTGCCACTAGTCCACTGCCAACTCCGGTCGCAAGCACCTTTCTAAAGCGCAACGCTGGCAACACGGCCTACGACGCCATCACCGCCATCGACTCCACCGATCTCTCATACACACAGACGGGAACGGGAGGCGGCGTGTTCCCGTTGTTTACCATCCTTAAGGAGCGCATTCGCGCAGCGCGCTTCGGCGCTGACCCTTCTGCCTCCGCTGCCGTTAACAGGGCCGCCATAAACAACGCAGTTAACGCGGCCGGCGCTAATGGTGCTCTTATTGAATTGCTATCTGGCCAGTTTGATGTGGACAGTACTGTTATCCCGCTTGCCGCGAACTGCACGATTGCTGGTGAGGGTGAGGCGACCATCATCCGCACGACATCGGCAACGGCGAACATCTTCGACGTGGCCGCCGCCTTTGTTACCATCCGCGACATCCAGATGGCCGCTTCCGTTACTAGATCGGGTGGGAACTTCGTCAATGTCGGGGCAGCAGCGCATCGATTTGAACTGCGCAATTTTCACATGGCAGCTCCCTTTCAGGGAATAGCTATAGTTAACGGCGTGTCGTCTCCTACCATCCGCGGGGGGAAGATATTCAACACGGTAG